AAAGACCTCTACCTGTCAGGCGATGTCAAAACAGGAACTAGCGGGCGTACTACTTTCGGCTCTGGTGGTTTTTATGATAATGCCGCACAGGGTAACAACGTAGGCGTAATGACTGGCGGAAACCAAATTTTCTTCAGTGATGGAAATGGTGCGGCTACTGACAATGCGAACGACCTTGGCGCTACAAATCGTAGGATTCGGGACGCGTATGTGGGCGGCGGTGTCTACCTAGGCGGGGTAGCGGCGGCGAACAAGCTAGACGACTACGAAGAAGGGACGTGGACTCCTGTAATGGAAAACGTCACAGGATGGTCAGGTTCTTCTGGTGTTGACGGTACTTACACAAAAATAGGTAACACAGTCCATGTGTTTATATCTATGACAAGTAATGTAGCTTTAACAGGGACTCCAACGAATAAAATTACTGGACTGCCCTTCTCGTCAGATTTAAGTGAAAGATGCTCTAACGTATCAGTTTCTAGAATGTTTGGCATAGGTTTAACAACAACAGATTATATAGCTGGCGTAGCTGGTACAGAAATTATTTTTAGTTATGTAAATTCAGATAACAACGTAAACAATCTTACGCACAGCGGCAGTACACTGCGTTTTACCCTTAGCGCCACTTATACAACGGCATCATAACAACCATACTCCTAGTGGACTCTAGGTGTGGACAGGAGAAAGACCCAATGGCATTAACTAAAGAAGTATTAGCAGACAAAATTGAAGTAGTAGCTACAGAGGACGGTCAAGTCGTTCAAGTACGCACCGCTACTCGTATTGTTGAAGACGGCACTGTGATTTCACAGTCGTATCACCGTCATGTAATTCAATCAGGTGACGACTATTCATCTGAACCCGCTAACGTACAGGCTATCTGCAACGCAGTGTTTGGAGCATAACAATGGCTACATGGACAATCGCAACACTAGAAAGAGACTTACAACCAGCAGACATGGACGGTGCAGTAGTAGTAGCACACTGGCGTGTCAGTGAGTCTGAGACTGTAGGTGAAGAAACATTCTCTGCCTCTGCATACGGTACTGTAGGTTTCACACCAGACCCTACAGACCCTGATTACGTCCCCTACGCTGACTTAACCGAAGAGATGGTCTTGGGTTGGGTATGGGAGACTGTCGATCAGGAAGCAACTGAGGCGTCCCTAGCGGCTAAGATTGAAGCAGAGAAGAACCCTGTCACTGCGGCTGGCGTGCCTTGGTAAACTAATAAAAGGAAGTCGGTATGAATTCTGTAGATGACGCATTAGCACGTTTAGACAAACATGAAGCTGAGTGTGCCTTACGGTATCAGATGATCCAGCTACAGCTTGATGAGCATAACAAGCGCTTTGATAGGCTGGAGAAGATGATGCAGGGTGGGTTTGCGTCTATCTCTGTAATCATAGTTGTTGCTATTGGTATATTGGAGTTTGCTAGATAATGTGGCAGGCACTCGTTGGACCGTTAACAGACCTTATTGGTGGACACTTTGAACGCAAGTCCGAAGAGAAGAAGGCTGTCCATGAAGCTAAGATGGTAGCTATACAGCAAGACGCTAACTGGGAAAACATCCATGCAAACAATGCGGCTAACTCATGGAAAGACGAGTGGTTTACGATTTTGTTTTCAATCCCTTGTATTCTTGCGTTTTTTCCTAGCATGGTTCCTGTAGTAATGTCGGGCTTTGAAGCACTCAACGCTATGCCTGAGTGGTACAAAGGTTTCTTGGGTGCGGCTGTAGCGGCATCGTTTGGCCTTCGCGGCTTGGCTAACTGGAAGAAGTAATATGGCGTTAAGACCTACAAAAGGAATGCTTACTAGCGGCTCTAGTTATCCTACTAAAAGATTGCCCGGAGAAACTGATCCGTTTGATCCTAATGCACGGACTACTACTTCCTCTTTTGGTGATGATCCTTTTGAACAACCTGCATTTGACGAAATAGTAGATGACTTTGCAAACAGAAGCGATGCTGAGTTTAGGGCGTTTGTAAACGATACTTTACAAGAAGAGGAGTTTCAAAAATTTATTAGAGATAATTTTTTAAGGTCTGACGAAACCGAAGAAGATCCCAGAGGACCAGTACCGGAAGTTAATATTGACGAAGATGTTTTTCAAATGATTTTGGACAGCATCCTTGGTCGTGCCAATGATATTCCTCCAGAAATTTTAGGAGACGACTCTAGACTTCGTAGTTACCTTTTAGAAGAGCTTCCTGTTATATACCAACAATCTGTTACTAATGCACAAGAAATAGCAGATGTTTTATCTTCTGGGGACGTTGCGTCTTTAGGAGAGATAGGAACCCCTGATCCATTAACCCTCATGGTTCTTGAGCAAGGGGCTATGCAGTTTGCTGGCAGCCCTGTTTCTACAGCAACGCCTCCCGGAAGAGACGAAACACTTGTAATTACAGGCGGTGCTGGTGTATCTGTAACAACAGAAGATATTTTAAAGTCTGGTGGTAGAATCTTTGGTACTGATGTTCCGTTAGTAGACCAAGACGGCAACCCCGTATTAGATGCTGATGGCAATCCTAAGACTGAATACCGGCCCGGTGTTTTAGATGCTATGGTTCCTTTTATTCCGGGCATATCTCTTCCTGACTGGATGCCTTCTGCTGGTGTTATCTTTTTGCCTACAGTTGGAGAAGCAGTAAACAAACTAGAAGAAATAGTAAGAGACTCAGGTCTTTCAGAAGCATTAGAAGAAGGCGACTTTGGTCAAGTTTTAAATGAACTTGGCGGTATTATTGTTGATGCTGGTTCTTCTGCTGCTGATGTAATTGAAGGAAAAATTAGAGAAGTTATAGATCAAGTTACCGGAGCAATAACAGACCCAACCAAAGCAGGTAGTGTTCTTGGTGGAATTATTGGCACAACATTTCCATCTATTCCTAGCTGGTTGCCTCCGCTTATTACTGATCCTCGTGTTTATGGTGCAGTACGTGGTGTGCTTACACAAAACTTTAGCACTCCTGAAGACCAGTTTCCTCCTATAAATGAAGAAATAGAAACTGACCCAACCCTCATGTTTACTAACAGAGGTAACAATTACTTTGTAAGCAGTGAAGGCGATGAGTACTTCCAGTTAGCTGAGAGTGAAGACCTTGACTTTGAGTTTAACGGTCAGTACACCAGAGAGCAGCTAGAAAACACTGGTTTAGAAACCATAGGCTCTGGTACGTATCAGTCATTAGTAGATGACCTTTCGTTTCATGCACTAGAAGAAGACATCTATCAGTATTCCCTTGAGGACTTAAGAACCCGCTATGAAGAAGAAGGCGGTATAATTCCCGGTGACTGGAAAGAGATGGACGATGAGTCAAAGTATGGCTTTTTACTAGACGACTACTTTGAGATTCCTACACAGGTTTCAGACCCTGATAGAGGAGAAGGACCAACTCCAGATCCTACGCCTGATCCTACTCCTGATCCTACTCCGGACCCAACACCAGATCCAACACCAGATCCTACACCAGATCCTACTCCGGACCCAACACCAGACCCTGACCCAACACCGGACCCGGACCCCGACCCCGATGCAGACCCTGACGTTACCTCTGTAGTAGAAGGTTTGTTTGCTGACTTCCTAGAGCAGTTAGACGAAGAGTTTACAGGGCAGCAAGACCAGATAAACACTATCATCAACAACTTTGTTGAGACCTTGCCTGACTTCGATGCAATGCCTACAATGGCTGACATTGCTGAGTACTTTGAAATTAACGGCGTTACGCTGTCACAGCAGAACTTTGATCGTATACGTGAAGAATTATCTAATGCTGGTTATCTGACACAGGAGCAGTTAACAGAGGCTTTACAGGGTGTTGCTACTCCTGAACAAGTACAACAAGCTATTGAAGGTGCTGGGTTTGCTACACCAGAGCAGGTAATACAAGCACTGGCAGAAGCAGGTTATGCTACTCCAGATGACATTACTAATGCACTGTCTAACTCAGGGTTTGTCACAGAAGACCGTATGCTTCAAGCCTTATCAGAGGCTGGGTACGCTACGCCAGAACAAGTAGAACAGATTGTAAACAACGCTGTTGCTAATATTGTTATACCTGAAGGTGCTACTACAGAAGAAGTACGTCAGTTAATACAACAAGCTATTGACGGTATACCAGCGGGTATATCTCTGGACGACGTAAGTGGTGTAGTCAACGAAGCAATAGCCAACATAGACTTCCCTGAAGGTTTGTCTAGTGATGACGTAAGAGGTATCGTAGACAGCTTTGGCTTTACTACTTCTGAGGAAGTTCGGGGAATAATTAATGAAGCTATTGCTGGCATTGTTATACCTGAAGGAGCTACTACTGACGAAGTAAGACAATTAATTCAAGAAGCTATTGATGGTATTCCTTCAGGAATTTCTTTAGAAGATGTAGGCGGTTTAATTAATGAAGCTATTGCTAACATTGATTTTCCTCCGGGTTTGTCTGGAGAAGATGTCAGAGGCATTGTAGACAGCTTTGGTTTTGCTACTACTGAAAACGTACAGGACATAGTAAATACAGCCATTGCTAACATTCAGTTTCCTGAAGGTGCTACTACTGAGGAAGTACGTCAATTAATTCAAGAAGCTCTTGATGGTTTGCCTGAAGGCATATCTCTTGACGACATCGGTGGTATAGTTAATGAAGCTATAGCTAACATAGAGTTCCCTGCGGGGTTGTCAGAAGGTGACGTACGTGGTATTGTAGACAGCTTTGGGTTTGCTACTTCTGCTGACGTACAGGCTGGCTTTGATGATCTTAATGACAAGATTGACAATGTACTCAACGGCGTTGCTACACAATTTACAGAACAGGAAGCTGCGTTTGCTGCTGATTTGCTTGGGCTAGAAACCTCTGTATTCCAACAGCTGGCGGCTACAGAAGGCGCTTTAAGAGACGAACTGTTAATACTGGGTGAAGACTTAGACGGCATTAGAGCAGACTTCTCAGGGCGTTTTGACGACTTTGCAGATACTTTTAGCGCCTTCCAAACAGACGTAAGCGGACAGTTTGATAACTTAAATAACAAACTAGACGACGTTGTTAATGGTCTTTCTGTACAACTAACAGAACAAGAAGCAGAGTTTTTAGCAGGTCTTACAGGGGTTGAAGCATCAGTACTGCAACAACTAGCCTCTGTTGAAGGCGGTTTAAGAAGTGAGTTAGAAACTTTAGGGTTTAACTTAACTGAGTTTCAGTCAGATGTGGCAGGTAGATTTGACCAGTTTGAAGACACCTTTGCTGCTTTTCAGACAGACGTAAGCAGTCAATTTAGCGATCTTAATAACAGGTTTGATGACGCTTTAGATGGTATTGCTACACAGTTTAGTGACCAAGAAGCAGAATTTTTAGCCAGTGTTACTGGTCTTGAGGCGTCGTTTATACAGTCACTAGCAGCTGTAGAAGGTGGTCTCAGCGGCGAACTAGAAATGCTTGGTACTGATATTATATCTTTGCAGGAAGACGTAGCAGGACGCTTTGACGAGTTTAAAGAAACATTTACAGGTTTTCAAGCAGATGTAACAGGACAGTTTGGGGATTTAAATAACAGGCTTGATAACGCTCTTAATGGAATTGCTACTCAGTTTACAAACCAAGAGGCTGCTTTTTTAGAAACGGTCACAGGTGTTGAAGCTTCAGTACTACAACAATTAGCAGCTACAGAAGGTGGATTAAGAAGTGAGCTAGAAACCCTAGGTTTTGACCTTGCTTCGTTACAAGCAGATGTATCAGGACGCTTTGATGAGTTTGAACAAACTGTAGGACAACAGCTTACACAAGCTGAACAAGACCGTATTAGAATTGAGCAGAGTCTTAATGACAAGCTTGACTTACAGGCAGAAGGACAAATTGCAGCGCTAACCGAAGCTGAAGCTAGGCTGTTGTCAGAAATAACCGGTGGTGATGCGGCAATACTACAAGAGTTATCTACTCAAACAGGAGGGTTACAGCAACAGCTTACTTCTCTTGGCTTAAACATGGACGATATACGTTTTAGTTTAGGAGAACAATTAACAACAGGTCTTTCTCAGGCACAACAAGACAGAGTAAGAATTGAACAAGGTTTATACAACGCACTACAACTTCAGTCTCAAGGCCAAGCTGTAGAGTTAAACGAAGCTGAAGCTAGACTACTAGCAGAAATTACTGGTGGTGATGCAGCAATACTACAAGAAATGTCTTCACAAACAGGAGCCTTAGAAAACCAGCTAACGTCTCTTGGCCTTAACTTAAATACAGTACAACAAAACTTAAGTCAAGACATTAGTGACTTACAGGCATTTACTGGCTTTGGTTTTTCTGAGGCAGCGCAACAACGACAGAATCTACAGCAAGCTCTTATTGTTGCTAACGCAGACATTACTCAACTAAGTTCTGATATGTTTGCTCAGTTTCAAGCTCAAGATGAAAATGTTGAAGAACTGTTTGAAGGAACTAACGTAAACATTGAAGCACTTCAACAGGGTCAAATTAGTCAAACTGAAGCGTTTGCACAATATGCACAAAGTACGGATGTTCGGCTAGGGCTTGGTGAACAACAACGTGAAGAAATACTTACACGTCAGGAAGACTTTGAGCAAATATACGGTGAAAACCAAGCAGAGCTACAAGAGCAAATACAAGCCGGAAACATCCTTACTGCTTTGTCTGCCGGTGGTATGTTTGCTCCGCAAGCGGCTCCTACTAGAGCGCCTTACGAAGAGTTTATGAAAGGCATTACGTACCGTCCTAGAGAAGCGCCACAACTTGCTATTAAAACACCAGCAGTAGACTACAATGAAGAAGCACAACAATTATTAATGCGTACCCGTAGACGAGGAATGTTGGTATGACGTATCTTAACTTAATGAATAATGTACTGCGTCGCTTACGTGAAGAAGAAACTACGTCAGTTACCAGCACTACTTACGTTAAAATGGTAGGTGACTTTATAAACGACGCTAAGAAGTTAGTAGAGGAAGCGACTGATTGGTCCGCTTTGCGAGACACTCTTGTAGTAACTACTGCTGCATCAGACAACAGTTATTCACTGACCGGCAGCAGTGATAATGTAAAAGTCATGTCTGTTCTTAACGACACTAAAAACTGCTTTATGCACTACCAAACTAAAGACTGGTTTAATGAACAAATTTATTTAGTTAATGAGTCAGAAGGTGCGCCTTTATACTACACGTACAACGGACTAGACACTAACGGAGACACTGAAGTTCTTGTTAGTCCTAAACCAGACGGCGTGTACAACCTAAGATTTAATGTTATTAAAAGGCAAGCAGACCTGAGTGCCAACACGGACGCTATGCTTGTACCTGCAATGCCTGTAGTACACCTTGCAGTAGCCTTGCTTGCACGAGAGCGTGGCGAAACAGGCGGTACTTCTACTGCTGAGTACTTTGCTATTGCTGACAAGTT